ATGCTGTTGATCTACAATTTCATTTGGTCTGTAAGGAGGTTCGCCTTCGGGCAATAGAAACTTGACAGTGGGATCAAACACAGCCTGTAGAACAATGCGCAGAGCCATGGTATCATTACCAGCTAGATTGTCTACTTTTTCCTGCGTCTTTTTTAGTTTAGAAACCTTGTGTAAAAATTCATACATTCCAAGGACAGCCATTATTATCTCCTAAAATTCACTCAAATGATCAGTAAGGTTTTTGAGTTTGTTTGCTATAAAGTAATTTAGTAGTTTGCTACGATCGCGATTTGACTGTGCTTCGTATTGAAGCATAACCTTTTCGCGAATTTCATCTGGGGTAAAACTCAGATCAATCAATCGAGCGTTACGAGAATAGTTACGGGCAGTAACTGTATCCATTTCTTCTAGATCAGTGCCCATAATCTTTTCCATTTTCTTTGCTGTCAGGGGTCGCTGCCGATCACCCACAACAAAAACATTATCAGGAGAAAGAACATTAGGAACGCCATCGCCTGCATCTCCCTTTAGAATATGTTCGTGAAGATATCTCTCAGGATCGTCATGGGATACCCACTTCTTGCGAGTAGGATCATATTGTTTTACGTTAGAATATACGTGCAACTGAATAAAATCTTTATCGCCTGATAGAATTAGGATTTTCTCACCCGTATTTAGTTCTGATCCGAACTTAGAGACGAGCGTAGAGATGACATCGTCAGCCTCTGCGGACTCAACGTCAATAACACGGTAGGGAAAATACTCTTTCAGTTCTGCACGAATCTTATTAAGGCATTCGAACAGCGCCTTCCAATCCAGTTCTGAAGACTCAATGTTCTTCTTTCGGTTGGCCTTATAGTAAGGGAAGATTTGCTTACGCCAGTAGTTTGTATTATCGCAAGCAATAATCATTTCGCCATACTCATCACCAAACTTTACCTTATAAGAACGTAAAGAGTTTAGGATCATATGGCGAACCATATTTTCTTCTAGTTGTGCATTGGTATGGTTACCAAGCTGCATTAGAAGATTAGACAACATCACCTGATTCAAATCAACAATAATCACAATTCACCTATTCGGTTTCTTCAGTTTCACCAATTGGTTTCAGTTCTAGTTCTAACTTATTTACAATCTTAAACGCTCCTTCTTCTTTAGGATGCGGGATAAAGATTGCTTCGGCTACCTGCTGAAAAGGATGATGCATGTCATAGTGCTTTAGCATTAGCGAACGTAATGCTTCGACTATGAGAGCGCCATCCTTAACATCTAGATCTACGTCGTCTTCGATTAATCCAAACCCAGCGATATCTAATTGATTAAAAATCATAGGAACTAGGTTTTGGATTGTTTCCTGGATATGATAATGTCTCATCATATCCATGTTGTGTTGGATATCCTCAAGAGTAATATCTTTATTAGCGTTCTTGCCTTTGGGGAAACTCACAACATTATTAGAAGTCATAGTCATATAATACCTTACTTAGACTGAATTGTCAAGCATATTTATTAATTAGAATAGACCATGTGAGATCCTGAACCATAGAACTCGAAATCATAGATCCTACAATCTTTATGTTTACTAGAGATCGCTCCCTCAACTTTGGTTCTATCCTTTTCAGGAATGTAGAAGATAAAGAATCCGCCGCCGCCAGCACCTAGTAGTTTGCCACCAAGAGCTCCAGCTTTTATCGCTGTTTCATAGATTTCGTCGAAATAGTCTTGCGTAATTTCTTCACAAACACCTTTTTTGTCAAGCCAAGACTCATGTAGTAGTCTGCCGAAGTCGTCGACTTTACCTTTGTGAAGAAGATCCACTGCTTCGAACGCTTTATTCTTTGATCTCCGCACTTTATTGAACTTATCTGCATCTAACATTGCCTTCTGTTGTTTCTGTAGAATGTTGTTAGCATTTCTACTTCTACCAGAGTAAACAAGCATTAGATTTTTTTCAAGAGTCATGATATGAGGATTAGTCAAACGTAACTCATCAACAGTTACTTCGCCATTCCTTTTGAACTTAAACAGATTGAACCCACCAAAGGCAGCGGCGTACTGGTCCTGCTTACCAACAGGATACCCACACTTATCCATCTCGATCTGACAAGCAATGTCCGCTACATATTTGCGAGTACTGTTGTCATACTTGGTAGTAGAGAGAGCTTTGACAAGACCCACAGTAAAAGCAGAAGAACTGCCGAGCCCAGAACCCTTAGTAACAATATCTGATATGGATGCAACTGTAATCTCCTTTGTAATATCATAGTATTTCAAAGTCTCACGAGTAATCGCATGCTGCATTTGTTCAATATCATGTTGCTCTTCGACATCATCATACATACAACGCACACCCATATGTGGAACTTTGTGTGCAAATACATAAATGAATTTGTTAATTGTTACGGAGAGAGCGGCGCCATCCTCCTGCTGATAGAAGGATGGCATATCACTTCCTCCACTAAAGAACGAAATACGTAGCGGAGTCTTTGTTACAATCATATCTTACGCCTTATAAACAAACATTTGTTCTGGGAATTTTCTCGACTCAACAGTTGGATATTGTTGAACAAGATCTCTGAGAACTAAGTTCCATTTGTTCTTGATAAACTCTATGTTATATCTGGCATCAACATATACTTTGTTGAAAGCAGTCATATTCTTTTCATTGTTATCTCTAACAAGTTGAATTGCTGCATTTAAATTGCCAGCAAACACAGAAGCATGCATGCTCTTGTCTTGCATATCTCCATGATACATAACATTCAACGAACCTGAAGTTTCTGGTAGAGCTCCAAGGTTAGGATGAACGCATACCAATCCAGCAGACATTGCCTCTAACATAGCACGACATGAAGTCTCAATCCAAATAGATGGATAAGCAAAGATATGAGCAGAGTTTAGATGTTCTTTCAACTTATCATTAGAAACGAAACCATGGTATGTCATTTGTGGATGGTTACGAACCTTATCATACAAAGGTTCGAACTGCTTATCGTAATCGTCCCAACCATAAATTTTAAAAGATGAAAACACATCTAGATGAATATCTGGTTGAGTCTCTGCTAGCTTCTCGAATACAGGCACTAAAAGTTCTAGACCACGCTGAGGAGTTGAGGTATAAACCAAACGAATCTTATCCTTTGGTTTCTCGACTTCCTTAGCAGGTTCAATACCAGATTCTAAGATAACACACTTATTATCCATAGGTAAACCATGGATTAGATTGTATCTCTGATACTGCCAGTTAGAAATGAATACGAACTTATGATATTTGTTTCGCCATTCTTCATTACGGAACTTAGCAGACTCTGGATCTTCAGGTAGATCATGACACCAGAAGATACGAATCTTATCTTCTTCTAGTTCTCTTTCACGAGAACAAATGATCTGACATTGTTCAAGCAAATCTTGATCTAGAATTTCTGCCAGCTTACGCTTGGCAATCTCAGTACCACCCTGAGCCTTAGCAGAAATTTCGTTTTCTTCAAACCCCTTCATTATACTTCAATCCTATATCCAGATGCCTTAGCATCATTATAAAACATTTGAACAGTTTCCTTAGAGAATACGTCTAGATCTTTGTTAGCTAGATTTAACTTCTTAATCTGATCATGAAGCATAGTAATAATATCACAACCAGCAGACTCTGCCATATGAAGATGATAGATCTCACGACAAGAAGCCCAAAGGAACTTGATCTTATCAAACTCTGCTGGTTTACTGTTTGCTTCACCAATACACTGCTTTGTCCATACAACTGGATTACGTAGAGTGTCAGCAATACGACCAGAGAAAATAGAAATAATAACAGGAACATCTGGATTAGTGATGTTCTCTAGAATATTCTGTGTCTGCTTGGGAGTAAAGACAGCCGTAACATTTACCTTTACGCCTTCTTCGTTAAGCAAACGAATCAAACCGTAATTGCCTTCGCCCTTTGTATTTGTGACTGGAATCTTTACGAATACATCGTAGTTACATTCTTCTCCCCATGAAGCAATCTTCGTTGCCTGGTAATACATGTTATCTGTATCATCAGCAAATACTTCTAGAGAGATATTAGTTCCTGGACGTTTCTCGGCAAGAGAACGAATCGTGTTTTTAGCGAACAGTTCGTAGTTATCAATACCAGCTTGTCTCATTAGGGTTGGATTAGTAGTGAACCCAGTAACTCTTGGATTCTCTGCAGCCTTCATAATACCGTCAAAGTCTGCGCCATCTGCATATACTTCAATCATTCGCCACCTACATTCTGTTGAATAATGTTAACTGCTTCCAAAAGATTTTTTGCATAAAAGTCTGGCTTAACATGCAACCATTCCGAAGGAGCAGAATATATATCACCAAGGTATATAGTCTTGACACCCGCACGGTTGCCAGCAACAACGTCACGCCATGTATCACCAATCATCCAGCTACGTTCTTCAGTAACATGCCATTCTTTGATGATCTTATTCAACATACCAGGATTAGGTTTATACTCTTCAGTTCCACGTGTTCTTGCTGCCTGGATTGTATCAACTTTAAGTTCTTTCTTGATACACTCATGAATAACATCCATGGTTTCTTCAGTCGTATATCCATCATCAACATCTGGTTGGTTGGTTACAACATGTAGAGAAAACCCAAGAGCTCTTAATCCCTTAATAGCTTCCTCTACACCATTAATATAATTGAACTCCGAGAAATACCAAGGACAAACGTGCTTAGGATTATCTCTGCCGTGAACTAGTTCGTTCAACGTGCCATCGCGATCTAGGAAAACTGCTTTTACCATTTGGTCTTGTTCTTCTGTAGGGCAGGATTAGAAACTAAGCAATGCCAGACTACGCCCTGGAATGCTTCTGAATGGGGAGTAACTCTGTTGGGAGATAGAGGCGGAACAACTACAACAACGTCACCATTCTTTGCAGTATAACCATCTGGCTTTCCAACAATACCAAAGATCTTAGCGCCATATTCTTTTGCTAGATCAACAGCGTTAACGATACCAACTGATACGTTCTTCTCTTTGTTGCCACCACCAACTGACAGAACAAAGATAGCATCACGTCCAGAGAAATGACTTACTTTAAGGTATTCCGTAAAAACGGTTTCAAATCCTTCGTCGTTTGTTCTAGCTGTAAGTTCCGGAACGTTGTCTGTTGGGCAATACGCTTCGATTCCACATAGCTTTCGTAGATCGTTAACCATATGGGAAGCGTTACCAGCAGAACCACCAACGCCAAGCACGAATACACGGCCAGCGTGTGCAGTAACTTTCGCGAGAGCTTTAGCCAGCTCTTCAATTTTGTTTTTATCAATACCATTTGCAATATCTATTACTTCGTTGAAATATAAATCAGCGTGACTCATTATATGAAACCCTCTGTCTCAATTCGCTAGATGAATAAAAGTGTTTACGTTCGATAAAAACGATTTCTATATTTCTTGACTTACATATATCTTCGCCGTGGATATAATGACCTTTATATTCCTCGCCGATAAACCGTTTCCTGAACTCACCAATACTTAGCATATTATAAAGATCATCTTCAGTATCATAAGGAA